GGATCGCCTGATCATGGCCACCAAGAAAGACCCCAGGCTGGAGCGCGTTGGCGTCGAGGGCTTCAACAAGCCCAAGCGCACGCCATCGCATCCGACCAAGAGCCACGTCGTCGTGGCCAAGGCTGGCGACCAGGTCAAGACGATCAGGTTCGGCCAGCAGGGCGTCTCTGGGTCTCCAAAGCGCGAAGGCGAGAGCAAGGCCGACAAGGCTCGACGCGAGTCATTCAAGGCCAGGCACGCCGGCAACATCGCCAAGGGCAAGATGAGCGCTGCCTACTGGGCAGACAAGGTGAAATGGTGAGGCCATGCAGATACCAATCCTGAACGGCATCTACACCGACAACGGCCCGGACCTGCGCACGAGCTACCCGGTCAACATGGTGCCTGTGCCGAAAAACAGCGGCATCAGCTCCGGCTTCCTGCGGCCTGGCGATGGCATTGTGGCCAACGGCAGCGGCCCAGGCGTGGACCGTGGCGGCATCAACTGGAATGGTGTCTGCTACCGTGTCATGGGCACCAAGCTGGTCACCGTGGCCAGCAATGGAGCAGTGGCCGTGCTGGGCGATGTGGGCGGCCCTGTCAACACGCTGGTGACAATGGACTACAGCTTCGACCGCCTGGCCATTGCGTCTGGTGGACGGCTGTACTACTGGAACAGCACCATCGGCCTGGTGCAGGTGACTGATCCAGACCTCGGCCTGGTGCTGGACATGTGCTGGGTAGATGGCTACTTCATGACGACTGATGGTACAAACCTAGTGGTCACTGAGCTGTCAGACCCGACACAAGTCAACCCGCTGAAGTACGGCAGCTCAGAAGTCGATCCAGACCCTGTAGTGGCGCTGGTCAAGCTGCGCAACGAGGTCTATGCGCTCAACCGCAACACCATCGAGGTGTTCGACAACGTCGGCGCAGAGTTCTTCCCCTTCCAGCGCATCGATGGTGCGCAGATTCAGAAGGGCGTCATCGGCACCTTCGGCTGCTGCGTCTTCATGGAGCAGGTGGCATTCCTGGGCAGCGGCCGCAACGAGCAGCCAGGCATTTACCTGGGCGCAAATGCCACGGCCACCAAGGTCAGCACGCAAGAGATCGACGAGCTGCTGATGAACTACACCGAGGTCCAACTGGCCACGGCCAAGCTGGAGGCGCGCAACGACAAGGCGCACCAGCACCTCTACGTCCACCTTCCTGATCGCACGCTGGTCTACGACGGCGCGGCCTCGCAGGAGCTGGGCGAGATGGTCTGGTTCACGCTGACCACCACCACAGCAGGCTTCGCGCAGTACCGCGCGCGCAACCTGGTCTGGGCCTATGACAAGTGGCTGGTTGGCGATCCGCAGTCCAACAGTATCGGCTACCTGGTGGACACCATCGGTACGCACTGGGGACAGACGGTGCGCTGGGAGTTCGGCACGCTGATCGTCTACAACGAGGGCAACGGTGCGCTGTTCCACGAGCTGGAGTTGGTGGCGCTGACTGGTCGCGTGGCGCTGGGCATCAACCCGCAGATCAGCACCAGTTATTCGCTTGACGGCCTGTCGTGGAGCCAGGACAGATTCATCCGAGTCGGCACCATTGGCAACACCAGGAAGCGCCTGGCATGGTTTCAGCAGGGCAACATGCGCAACTGGCGCATCCAGCGCTTCCGTGGCGACAGTGACTCGCACATCGCATTCGCACGCCTTGAGGCTCAGATCGAAGGTCTGGTGTACTGATGGCCACCACCACCAATTCACGCATCCGACTTGGACTGACGCGCGATCAGCTTGCTGCGTTCTTGAAGGACCACGAGCAGATCAAGCAGTTCGAGAACCTGTTCGCGGTGGCCGACGCCATTGCGCCGGACGTGGTCAACGAGGTCAACATCGCAGCCGGCACAGCGCAGGCAACGGCCAACGATGCGCTGGGACAGATCGCTGCACTTGCTCAGGAACTGGCAGTCTCTGACTCTGTCAGCGACGTGAAAGCCACGCAGGCGCTGGACCAGATCGCCATCCTGGCGCAGGAAACCTCTGTCAGCCTTGCGTCAGCCGAGAACAAAGCCAACCAGGCGCTGGCGCTGCTCGGGCAACTGGCCACGGCTGTCGAAGGCCTGCAGATGTCGCCACCTCCGCGCGAGTTCAAGCGCGCGCGTTTTGGTCAGTTCTACGACACCACGCCTCAGGCCGCTGGTGCGATCAACACACCACAAGCCATCACATTCAACACGACAGACGTGAGCAATGGCGTCTTCCTTGGCGCTCCTACATCTCGCGTAATTGTGGACACCGAGGGTGTCTACAACTTCCTGTTTTCCATTCAACTGGACAAGACAGCAGGAGGCTCAGGCATTTTCTGGGTGTGGCCACGCATCAATGGCGTCGATGTCCCTGACAGCAACAGCCAAGTGCAGATTCAAGGCAACAACGCAGAACAACTGGTCACGGTCGGATACTTCTTCAAGCTGAAGGCCAACGACTATGTCGAGATCATGTTTGCAGTCAACGACATCACGGTGCAAGTGGATTCGTTCCCTGCATCTGCGTTTTACCCAGCAATTCCGTCAATCATCCTGACGGTGTCCAACAACATACAAGGAGTCCAGTAAATGACCGTCACCGTCAAAACCCTCGTCCCTCCCAAGCAGATGGAGGCAGTCCAGACCACGCAATACACGGCCACGGCCGCCAAGGCGCTGATCGACAAGGCCACCGTCACCAACACCGACACCGTGAACCGCACGTTCAGCGTGAACCTGGTGCAAGTCGGTGGTGCTGCTGGCAATGCCAATCTGATCATCGACGACCGCACCGTCGTGCCTGGCGAGACCTACCTGTGCCCAGAGCTAGTCGGCCAAGAGCTGGACCCTGGCGCATTCATCAGCACCATCGCCAGCAATGCCACGTCACTGACGCTGCGCATCTCCGGCCGCGAGATCACCTGATAGGAGAACCACATGGACTACGCAAAGATGCCCAAAGTGATGGTGGCCGGCTTCGGTGGCCTGCCCATCGAAGAGCCGTTCATCACTGCGGCCGAGAACAAGAAGAACACGCAGATGGTCATCGATGACTGGATGCTTGGCCCTGAAAAACCCAGCAACGAACGAGGCGCGAACAAGCCCTACTGGATGGCACTGGCAAAGGCCATGCAGTGCGACGAGGCAGAAGCACGTCGTCGGCGCTGCTCCAACTGCGAGTATTACGACAACTCGGTCATGACCCAGGTCAAGATGGACCGCATCCCCTGGAACGAGTGGGATGTCGGTGCCGGTTTCCGTGGCTACTGCAACAAGTTCGACTTCATCTGCCACGATCTGCGCGCCTGCCAAGCCTGGGAAGAGCGCGAAGATGACGAGGATTGACCAAATGGCAAATTGTGGGAAAATAAAGGTGCTGAGCCGATTGAGCCGCCAGCAGCTCACCCTAAACAGGAGTTGCGCATGACTGGTATCGATTGGCTGAAGGAGAACCTGCAAAGGTCTCTTGCGCTTCCTGCGCCAGCCGTCGAATGGCTGCTCATGCTATATGGTGCCATTCAGGTCTTTGACGATGTTGCCGATGGCGATCCAGTCGAGCGCGAAGACCTTAACGCTACCATCTGGAACACGTTGGTCGGAATGAGCCAGAACACCTTCTGGCAGGCCAACTCTCATACCCTTGCGCCAGTCGTGGCGTCCATGATCCTCAAGTGGCAGGCCTCCGACCAGGCCGAGCGCGCAGGCAATGCCGACGCACGCTCATTCGTCTGGCGTGCAGGCTACTATGACGTAGTGCTGATGGTTGTGGCTGTGTGCCACGGCACGCAGCGCGCCACGCAGGCTGCGCAGCAGGTCATGGAGCTGTACGGCGAGACGCTGGAAGACTACATGAAGGAGTTCAGCCATGCCTGATCCAACAACAGCCCTAGTCGTCGGTGGCTCTCAGCTCATCGGCGGCATGATGCAAAGCAGTGCTGCCAGCGATGCTGCTGGCGCACAGGTCGCAGCCAGCCAGGCTGGCATCGAAGAACAGCGTCGTCAGTTCGATGCTGTCCGAGAGATTCTCAAGCCCTATGTCACAGCAGGCACTGAGGCCATTACTGGCCTGCAGCCTTATGCTGCGGCTGGCGCTCCGGCTCTTGAGCAGCAGCAGGCACTGCTTGGTTTGCGCGGCCCAGAGGCCCAGCAAGCGGCCATCTCTGGTATTGAAAGAGGTGCTGGCTTTCAGTCTCAGGTTCGAATGGGCGAGGAGGCGCTGCTGCAGCGCGCATCAGCTACTGGTGGCCTGCGCGGCGGCAATATCCAGGCAGCACTGGCCCAGTTCCGGCCACAGATGCTGCAGCAGGAGATCGAGAGGCAATACGGCCGCCTGGGTGGTCTGACATCACTTGGCCAGACCACCACGCAAAACCTGGCCCAGATTGGACAGGCATCGGCTGCTGGCACAGCCACAGCAGGTCTGCGCACTGGTGCAGACATTGCCGGCCTGCTTGGCCAGCAAGGCGCTGCACAAGCTGGCGCAGAGCTGGCGCAGGGCCAGGCAATGGCTGGGCTGTTCAACCTGCCAGCCCAGTTCCTGGGCATGCAGTATGGTGCCAAGGTCGGAACGCCAGGATTCGGTGGCATCTTCAGCGATCGACGCCTGAAGCGCAACATCACCAAGATCGGCACCCGGCCGGACGGCCTGGGCGTCTACGAGTTCGAGTACATCTGGGGCGGTGGCCGACAGATCGGCCTGATGGCGCAGGAGGTGCAGGGCGTCTATCCTGACGCAGTCGGCGAAGCTGGTGGCTATCTCACCGTGAACTACAGCAAGGTGTGAATATGGTCCAGCCAATCAACTACCAACTGAACGTCCAAAGCCCATTCGAGGCCGCACTGTCCGGCTTCAAGATCGGCGCGACCATCGCAGACGTGGCGGCACAGCGCCAGCAGCAAGAAATTCAACGCCAGCAGCAAGAAGCCGAGCTGGCACGTCGCCAGCAACTGCAGACGCAGGTCTCTGCACTGATGCAGAACCCGAATCCGAGCGCGCGCGACTTCACCAATGTGGCCATGCTGCTGCCAAAGGCCGAAGCCGACAGCATGCGCGCCAACTGGGACACGCTGTCCAAGGATCGCCAGGAGAACGAACTGCGCTTCGGTGGCCAGGTCATGTCGGCCTTCAGTGCCAACCAGCCACAGATCGGCATCCAGCTCCTGCGCGAACGCGCAACGGCCGAACGCAACGCCGGCCGCGAAGGTCAGGCCAAGGCCTACGAGACCTGGGCACAGATGGCCGAGGTCAGCCCACAGAGCGCACAGAAGACCATCGGCATCATGCTGGCTGGCGTACCTGGCGGCGACAAGGTTCTGACATCATCCATCCAGGCGCTCAAGGCACCGGCCGAGATTCGCGCTGGTGAGGCTGGCGCGACCAAGGAAGAGCTGATCACAGCCAACACGCCGACCCGACTGGCGCTGGAGAACACGCAGACGGCGGCCAACATTCGCAACCTTGACAGCCAGATCGCAGATCGCGCTGGCCGACTGGTGCTCGATCAGAACCGCCTGAAACTGGACCGCGACCGTCTGCAATCTGATGTCGAGCTGAAGCTGTTCGAGCTGAACCAGAAGGGCACTCAGCTCGACGGCAGCGCCACCAAGATCGTCAACGACTCGGCGGTGGCTGCAGTCGGCTCAGAGCAGGCCGCAGGCCGCATGCTGGACCTGGCCAGCCGCCTGGAGCAGCAAGGCGGTGGCTACGGCACAGCCAGCGGCATCAATGCCTGGATTCGCAACGCCACTGGCAACCAGGACGCATGGACGCAGACTCGTCAGGAATACGTCAGGCTTCGCAACACCCAGGCCATCAAGTCGCTGCCGCCTGGCCCTGCCACCGACCGCGACATCGAGCTGGCGCTCAAGGGCTTCCCGCCTGAGAACGCAGACGCCAGGACCGTGGCATCGTTCCTGCGCGGCATGGCCAAGATGGCCCAGTACGAGGCCGTGGCTGAAAGCGCCAAGGCTGAATGGGTGAACTCGGTCGGCTCGCTCGGCCGCGCCACCCGCGACATCGACATCGGTGGCGTCCAGGTTCCAAAGGGCACCACTTATGTGGACTTCGCACGCCAGTTCATGGACCAGCGCGCGCAAGACCTGGCAGCAGCTCAGGCCGGCCGCGCGGTGTCTGGCCGTGGATACATGCGCTGGGCCAATCCAGCTACAGGCGCTGTGCCTGGTGCTCAACCTCCTGCTGGACAGTAAAACATGGCGACCCAACAAGTCCCCACCAGCTACAAAGACCCGTTCTGGTCTGACCTGGCAGCCAACACCGAGCAGAAGCTCGGGCTGCCAAGTGGCTTGCTGGTCTCGGTGCTCACGCGCGGCGAGCGCTCCAACGCCGACCAGGTGTCGGAGGCCGGCGCGCGCACACCATTCCAGATCATCCCGGCCACCCGCAAGGCGGTGCTGGACAAGTACGGCATCGACGCCTACCTGAACCCACAGACGGCCGCAGAGGCTGCTGGCCTACTGCTCAAGGAGTCGCTGGACCGCAACCAGGGCAACATCGTGCTGGCTGCTGCCGAATACCACGGCGGCACCGATCCCAAGAACTGGGGACCACGCACCAAGGCATACATGCAGCGCGTCTCGCAGGGCGTGCGCGAGCTAACGCCACAGGCTGCGCCAGCAGCACCAACCATTGCGGAGGGCGGCACGACCAGCACCTTTCAACGCGCTCTGGCTGCCAGCCCTATGGCTGCTGTCCCGCAGGATGCGATTGCGCGCGTCTTCGAGGCCTACAACAGTGGCCAGATGACGCCTGCAGAGGCGTCCGAGTTCGAGGCCGATGTGAAGGCTGGCAACATCATGCTGCCGCGCGGCGCTGCACTGCGTGGCCAGCAGCAGCCCCAAGGCGCACGGCCAACCATCCCCGAGCTGCCTGCGCCTGTCCTGGAGGCCTACCGCACCGGGCGCATGACGCGCGACGAGATGATGGAGCTGGAGCGCGATGTGGCAAATGGCATGGCGCGTGTGCCGACTGGCTTCCAGCTCCAGAAGACCGAGCCGATGGGCGTGCTGGGTGGAATTCGTGAGGCCGTCACCGGCACCGAGCGCACCACGCCGACCACACAAACACTGCCTGACTGGGCCAGCATGCCGGAGCTGAACACGTTCAGCATGGCCAGCTTCAAGTCAGCGCTGGGCACTCTGATGAGCAACCCGCAGGAGACTGTGCAGGTCATCCAGGCCAACTTCCCTGGCGTGAAAGTCAGCCAGGACGAGAAGGGCAACTTTGTGCTGCAGTCGTCCATCGACGGCCAGATGTACGCCATCAAGCCTGGCTTCCAGGTCAGCGACATCCCGCGCGCTGCTGGTGCGATAGCAGCATTCACGCCTGCCGGACGTGCCACCACCATCCCTGGTGCCATCGCTGGCGGTGCAGCCACACAGGCAGGCATCGAGGCCAGCCAGGCTGCCACTGGTGGCCGATTCGACACTGGCGAGGTGGCGCTGGCCGGAGCACTTGGAGGTGCTGGCCAGGCCGTGACCCGTATTCCTCAGATGGTGCGCGCTGTGCGTGG